GTGTTTGTAATATAATCAAAACAGTCGACATATTATTAAATGTCATGTAACTAGGAGAAACCTGACCGCTTAATATTTTGTCTTTGAAAGAGGTCATATAATATACTGAAAAAGCCAGTATAACGAATATAAATAAAAATGGACCGATGCTCGATATCACATTAAACAACAAACTTTGACTAGAAGTGCGTTCAATTGACTTGTTGAATAGATTATATAATATGTCTACCATAATGATAATCAACGCAACAGATAAAGATGCATCGGCGCATATAATACTTCCTATATATGTATAACTAGACGTAAAAAAAGACATGATGAATAGTATAAGACTTGTATAAATAAATGTATAAAAGGCATACATATATGCCGTTGTTCCGTTTGTATTTGATATTATATTTGTAGCAGTTGAAGATACAGATGACATTTTTACTCTTATATATTTATAATATTATATTTAACAAGGAATTTAACAAGGAAATTTCAAACAACTACTATCTACCTTTTCTTTCAGTTCGTCAATTTCCTTTTGCATAAGTTGCATTTTTTTCAATAAAAGAGGAATGAACTCTACATAGTTTACGCATTTGAGTTGCTGTCCATTGACGTCTGTTTCGGCTGTAAAAGATACTAGTTCAGGCAATACTTGTTCGAGTTCTTGTGCTACAAAACCATAGTGTATAGGTACTGTTTCTGTTTCTATTGTAGTTGCTTCTGCATAATTTATTTTTTCAAAATCTCTTTTGAACTGATAAGTTCTTGGTTTCACTTTTTCTAAAAGATTTTTTATAGTTTGGTCATCTATGTCTTGTATATTTGTTTTGGTAGATATATCAGACAAGTTATAGATATTTCCTGCAGCATGAATATCTTGATCGACATAAACACTCGAGTTTTGATTCGCTGGAGTAATATATGTACTTCCTGAACTTGTATCTGGCGCACTAACAGGACGATACAACCAGTTTACTATATCAGGGTTTGGTGTAGTTTGAAAGTTTTTCAAGTAAATAGATCCATAAGGACTTGGGTTTGTTCCTGCTGACATATTTGTATATGTATTTTATAATATATTTTAGAAAAAATTATAGAAAGGTTATACTTATATTATCTTTTACATATTTATCTTTTGCATAATATTTATCTTTTATATGATATAAAAATATATCATATATATATCATATAAATATAAAACGGTGACTTTGTAAAGATGAACTATAATAATCCGAATAACTTGAATAGTCCTTTGAATGTAGCATTCGCATTACAAAACAATAGTTTGAATTTGAACAAGACACACCCTCTCATTACGAATGCAAATGAATACTTGATGTATAGAAAATATGTATCTATTCACTCAGAAGATAGAGATACTACTAAATACCCTTCCTCTGCTAATTTTGAGATTGAACTTCCAGAAGATTATTTGAATGTTCTTACTGTAAAGTTGAATGACTGGACTTTTCCTTGTAATTATAATACATTTTCACAGGCAAATTCGAATATAGTAATGACTTTTCAAATAAATGAACCATATAATCCTGCTTTTTATGATAATACTAACCCTCTAGAAAATGCGATTTTTCAAGCACTTTATAGTAATATCAATAACGACTATATTGTAACTATAACCGAAGGATTTTATACTCCTGTACAGATTGTTACTGAACTTACGAATAGGTTTAATGATGTTGTTACTCAATATATACTCAATTATTTCCAAAATAATGCTATTTCAGGTTTCCCTCCTTCACAATATCCGTCTTCTTATTTCATAAATAAGTTCAATTCAATCGGTGGATATACTGACTTTGTAATAGTATTTAATGCTGTTTCTCAAAAAGTATGGTTTGGTAATCGTAGTAGTACATTTGTTCTCACTAATAATTCTTTACCTATTACTTCCTTCTTACCTGCTTGTTATGCTGGACGTAGTAATAAGATTTTACCGGATTCGAATAATTGGGGGCTTCCATCTTTTGTAGGTCTTCCTAGTACTCCAGTAACATCGGTGACAAATCCGAATAACTATGTAAGATTTTACTATGGAAGTGTAAATAGTGGTGATCTTGGAACATGGCTTACTCCAAATCCAAATATGCCTGGTTGTCAAGTTTCTTCTGTAGAGTGTGTAAATAAGATAAATATTTTTGGTCCTACCTGTATTTATTTAGAAATAGAAGGTATGAACTGTATTGATGAGACAATACCATTTGCAGTAAATCCTTTTACAACACATACGAATGAGACGAGTGGGGTAGTGAATTCTTCTTTTGCGAAAATAGGTATTCCAACCACTCCTTTGTCAGAGTGGTATGATCGTAATAATAGTTATTACAAGTTATATAATCCTCCTGCGGAAAGAATTAGAAAAATAAAAATAAAGTTTAGATATCATAATAATATTTTGTGTGACTTTAGTAATTTGGACTATACGATGACGCTTGAATTCACTATGTTACAGCCTCAAAGCAATATGAAATCGATTGTAAATAGATAGAAAGGTCCAATTTGTTGTGTATTTTTATTTTATATGATATGATATATTATATAAAATATAAGTATTGCTAGTTATAAAATTAATTTATATCTGCATTTGAAAAATCATACATATCTATTACGTTCTGTACTATTTTGCTTCTTTGAATATCCATTTTATCTAGTTCTACAATTTCTATACTAGTTTTATCTTTTTCTTCACGCTTTCTGTCATACTTTTTGAACCTCTCTATAAAGTCATTTAAACCATTTTCTATAGGTTTATCCGTCTGTTTCAAGTCCCCAGTAACAACCATCTTTGATCCACTCCCTAAACGAGTGGTTAACATCAACATCTGATTCGGTGTGCTATTCTGCATTTCATCTGCAATAATAAACGCGTTCTTGAATGTGCGACCACGCATATATGCCAAAGGAGATATCTCAATTATGTTTTGATATATCATATTGTCCACCTCCGACTTCGTATAAAACTCCTGAAAAATATCAAAAATAGGACGAGTAAATGGGTCCATTTTTTTCGCAATATTTCCTGGCAAAAACCCAATATCTTCGTCCACAGAAACAGCAGGACGAGTAATAACCACCTTTTTTATATCGCCTTTTTTGAGAAGTTGGATAGCACGAATACAAGCAAAAAGAGTTTTCCCTGTTCCAGCTGGTCCAAGAACAAAAATAAGGTCTACCTCTGGATTACTAAGATACTCCACATATTTTTGCTGGTTAACTGATTTTGGTTGATATTTGGAAAAAGATTCAAGGGAGACATAGGAGTTAGCCGAAGACGAAAACGAGTACTTTTGGTCTACCCATAAACTTTTCAACATATCCTCTATATTATCATTATTGCTATCTATGTTTGAGTTTGTGTTTCGGTTTTTTTTCATTGAAAGACCATTTTTATGTTTTGTGCTTTTTTTACTATAAAACCCGAGAATACTTTTATGGTTGAGACTCAAAGTATTCATTGTTTTCAATGAAAAGGGTTTTAAAAAAATGTTTCTAGATAAAAAAAGAAAATACATAAAGAAATAAGTAAAAGTCAAAGAGATAAACATTTAATATATCAAATAACAATATATTTATATTCTTATTTGTTAAGTAATAAAAGAAATAAAACAATAAAAAAATAGATATATAATTATACCTTTTATTTAAAAAACAAAACAAAAGAACCATTTCCTCCATAACCTCCGCGTAAACCTTGGTCACCAGTTGTACTATATCCACCACCACGAGCGCCACCTCCACCACCACCTTGTCCATTTAGTCCCCAGCCTGTACCATATACATTTGTTATACCTCCAGCACCTCCTCCAAAACTAGTTACATTAGTATAAGGCGGATTAGTACCAGCTGGTATGTGTGTAGATGGTTGTGTATAGCCACTTGGATAACTGGAATCATAATAACAACCACCTTGTCCTCCTCCACCGGCTTGAAATATAGTTCCATCTATACTTATAGTATTACCATCTTTTGGTGTCATTAAATTAGCACCATTTGGTGTAGCACCTAAAGTTCCGTTACTTGCACTGTTTAAAGTAACATTAACTCCAGAAGCAACGATACTACCATTAAAACCTTGACCAGTACCAACACTTCCTTGATTGTTAGCAGCAGCTCCTCCTCCTAAAGCTGTATAACTAGCTGTTGGATAACCATTTAAATAAATATATGAAGTTCCACCATTTGTGGCAACCACTGTACTGTTCTTTATTAAATCATTATTACCAGGAATACCACCTGCGCCTATAGTTACACTAATGGAACTAACAGAAGAACCTGAAAAATAACCAATTGTAACACCACCACCACCGCCACCTCCTCCTACCAAAATAAAATAAATTTGCCCTGTATATCCTACGTTACTAATGTTCAAATTCAATGAATTGTTATAAGTACCACTTGCCCAGTAGTATATATTATAACCATTTGTATTTGTTCTATAATAATACGGCGTTGTATCATAAGTTAAATAATTAGGTGGTCTTGTTAGAAATATTTTATATAAATCAGTATTTTTGAATGAATAATTAGATAAAGATGAAATAGTACTAGCTAAACCTCCTAATATTAGGTTAAGGTCTGTATTATTTACTTTATAACCTGTTGCTGAAGCTTGAGTTGTGCCAGATGTATTATAAGGCACAAAAATATTACTTATATCTATTCCATTTATTAAAATATTTGTATTGCTTGTGTTTGTAGGAGTAATAGGGTTTTTATTAATAGGACTTCCTGTTCCAGTCCATGTATAATAATAAGAACTCATATTATTAATATAATAAATTAAAATATATTATAACCTAATTTATACATATTTTAACTACTTCCACTATTTCCATCGGAGTAGGCATACACAGTAGCCGCATTCAGATAGTCATTAATACATGTAATATATTGTCCTGTTGTAAAAGATACCCCTATACTAAATACATTTTGGTTTGTATTCAGTGCTGCAAAGTTTGTGTTATTATATAATGTTAATCCTCCACTAATATTATTCCCTGTTAAGTAATATATTTGGTCTGCTATTCCGTTTCCAACTAAAGATGCGGATGATATAAAATAAACTGTTCCTGTTGTCGTATTACATAAGCTGAATAAACCGGTTGAAGCAGGCAAAGTATACGTCGTCCAACTATTCCCACTTATATTATATTGAAGAAGAACATTAGTAGTGGCTTGGTTTCCAGCAGAGGCGTATATATAGTTTCCATTCAAACACATTGAAAAAAAACCAGAGTTTCCAGCATAACCATTTGCATAAGGATTAGAACCTGTTAAAGTTGCTGGGGAGACAGATGTTGCAGTAAAAAAACTGTTATACCAACGAAGGTCTCCACCAACTCCAGTACCATTTGAACTCGTATATACCATAGGTTGACCTCCTGTGCCAGTTCCTTCTGCTGCTAGAGCAACCGTATATCTAGTGTTCCAAGCGTCACTCGTAGTTATCAGAGTAGTACCGCTCCATGTAGCGCCAGCATTTGCCGAGTAACAATAACCATTAAATCTATCAAAAACACACATATATGTTCCACTACTACTAATCGCACACGATGAATAGAGTTGACCTGTTGGGACAATCGTATTATTCAATAATGTAAATGTTCCGCTTGTAGATAAAGTAGTGGATAAATAAATACTTGTTGTTCCTCCACCAGATGCTACAGTTGTTATTAGACCATATGTACCGTTTCCAGACACGGCGCAAGATGTTACTAGGTTGTTTAATGTAAAAATAGTGAATGTCTGTCCAGAGTTGTTGGAGTAAGCATAACTACTTGTATAAGGGATAAGCTGAATTTGTATAGAACCATCTGAAGACATAGCAGTAGTAAATGATGGTAACCCATTATTCACTTGTGCTCCATAAGTAACTGCAGAGTTTGTTTGTTTCCAGTTATATCCAGTTACGCCTATTTTTTTGAATATTTGTACAAGGTCATATCCATTCGTTTTCAACTTGTATCCTGTGTTCGATGGGTCTGGAGTTCCTGTTCCTGCGCCAAGTCCTTCAAATAACTGGTTGAGGTCTTGTCCGGTAGTCCTTAGTTTAAAACCTGTAGTAGCCGCTAATGTAGAAGTATAAGCTTGAAAAATATTGGAAAGGTCTGTGTTCGCAGGAAAATTTCCATTTCGCACAATATATCCTGTTGTTGGGTTCGCCATTTATTATAATAAAAATATATAATAAAAAAAAGAGTATATAGTTTGTTTATTCGTGTTGTATGGTTGTATTTTATATTTGTATTTATGTTTTTATCTATGTTTGTATTTTATAATCAAATCGCAACAAATGTATACTTATCACCTATTTTACTATACCTTGCAATAATACCTGGATTTGGTTTGTTTCGTATAACATCTTCGGCGTTATACACATTTCCAACCTTATCAATATAATGCATAATTCCTTGAATATCTTGAGCCCATACTTCTACTTTTACACACTCCTTCTTATCTTTTTTTGTTTTATTCACATTACTCTTACTTGATGTATCATTTGACTGTACATTTACATTTACTTGTTCTTCAAAGTTCAAGTTAACCATTGGATTCTCAGAATCATCTACTTCACTATTTTCATCATTTTCGTCGGTAATTAATCCGTGCGGAGTTCCTTTCATATGCGTTCCACAATAATCTTGTCCTTGCTTTTTCTTTCTAGTACACTGTACATTTGCCGCTCTCTTAGCAATACAACGGTCACAAAGAGGTACAATATTTTTGGCTCTTTTTCGTTTTTCTATATCCTCTTTCGTAAATGTAATTCTAGGATAGTCATAAATGTATTGTATTAATGATGTTAAAACTGGGTCACTCATATTCATATTGCTATTTTCTTTACTTGTGGAGAGATTTTCTTTGTGTTGATGTTGTGTTTGTAATTCTCCTGCTTTTTTTGATATATTTTCTTTGAACTCTAACATAAAGGTTTCTAGTTTTTTATTGAGTCTTTTTTCCATTTGTTCTCGCTGTATTTTATTGTAGGCTATTTTATTGTAGGCTATTATTATATTTGTGTTGTTATTGTTGTATTTTATTATCTTTAATATTCAAATCAATTTTGTCAGTAAAAAAATAATAATTATATTTTACTAATAAAAATACTACCTATTATATGTGTCTACTACATCTATCTACTTACTTACAAACTATACTACTTACAATGTATACTACTTACAAACTAATTGATAAAATAGATTTCAACAACTCTTTTTCTCTTTCTAAAATTCTCACTGTTTTCAAATAACTTGTTACCAATGTCTTTGTAGAGTCATCCCAGCCATTGTTTGCGTTTGTAATACCATAAGATACATACATATCTATAAATGGGTCAGTAATCAATTTTACTTCATAAGCAACTCTGTCAATTCCAGATAAATAATTAATCTTCTTTACAATATTTGCGATGCTATCTTGTCTTTGTTTCTTTTCTTCCTCTTCTTTTTCTCTTTGAATTTTATCCTTTTCCTCCTTTTCTTGTTTTTCAATAAGAGAAAGATAATACTCTAATACGCTTTTCTCTAATACATCCTTCAAGTCAGCATTTAAATAAGAATCATCCGAGTATTCATTATTCGAATATTCTTGTTCTCTGCTTGAAGGGCCTATAAGTCTTTCTCTTACTACCTGGTCTGGTGGTCTTACATACTCTTCTTCTGAATTATCATAAAAAGAACTCATTTTATACTTTATACTTTTGAAGTATGTATATTATATTTATTGTTATGTTTATTATAAAGATAACAATTTCATTTCAATTTTTATAAATATTTTATAAACAACTTTACAAATAACTTATAAATATATTTTGAATAACTTTATACAGTAGTGTATTCATGAGGTAACACAATTGCCGTAATCATAATAAAAATAAGGTACAAATAATAATCAAAATAATATTCTAATCCTACACCATAAAAGTTCATAATTTGCATGAAACTATATAAAAATATTAAAACAAACCCAATACTTGTTAATAAACTTGATGCTGATGCCATATTTTATATTATATACTAATGTGAATATAATATATGAATACAAAAATGAATATCTTTAAAAACTTATAAAACCCTTATAAACCCTTATAAAACCCCTTATAATATAGAATACTTACTAAAAGTCTCATCAAAATTTTCTCCTAGTGTTTTCTTGTCTATATAATGATAACTCAACGAAACTTGCTGTGAATGTTCCTTGGTAACCCAAACAGGCACATTGTTCATAAGTTCTCCGTTGTCCAACTCAAACAAACTAATAAAAACACTATCATTATTTTGTGCCCACAAACCATCATAGTCTGTAACTCGTTCAGTGAGTTTTTCCCAATGTGGTTCATCATTACTTCTTATTTGTTCTTCCTTCAAAAGTCTCTCCTTCTTTTTCTGGGACTCGTCTATTTTATCTTCTGGATAATTCATTTTTACAAGACAGTTCCCTAAAAATAGAGCAAACCTGACAATACCACCTTGACCATATTTTCCATTATCATAAACCGCAACAATATCCTTATAACGTTCCTGCATCATATGAATATATTCTTCCTTGCTGAAATTACTTAACCCCAAGTTATTATCATACGCACTTGTAACCCAACCACCTTGATGAACTGCATTTGTAAAGTTAGTAAAATAAAAATATTGTCCCATATAAGCATTGCTTCTTGTAATATCCTCCTCTTTATTCGCTCTTTCTCCAAAAACATAGGTAAAATAAAGGTTCTTATTATATGTTCCTGTATATGCTACTATGGGACTTTCATGATACTTCCCATCACCATCATATAAAAGCAATAAGTCATTGTTATTCGCAAAAAACTCACTAACGATACTATCAATAGGAATATTACATATATGTCTATGATTTATAATTTCATCTGCTAGTCCAAACCAAACAGAACTCTCTTTATAAATATCATATTGGTCTATATTGAAAGGTGTCAAGTCATAAAATAGATAAAGTTCATTCTCTTCTTCATTCAAAAAACAACCTTGATAGTTAAAGTCGGAAAAAAACACATGGTCAAATGTACGGTCTCTTTGAATTGTCTCAAACCTGTCAACAATAAATGCGTCTATTTTATCTTGATAACAAACTAACAATGAATGTAGAACGTCATCACACTCTGCAGTTAGTTCCTCCTTATATAAAATATCTTGAAGAACTGTAAATGGCAATGATAGTTCACTTTCTCCTTCATTTTTTACAAGCATAAACTCCAAAAATGGATGCTTCCCCTTGTTATTCACTCTATAACAGCATAAACGAACATTCGTTTCTTCTTTGAATATCTTTTTCTCTTTTATAATTTCATATACATAATCTAAGTTGGTATTTATAACATCTAACCCAGAGTATCTGTATAGTTGTGGAAGTTTTTCTTCATAATACTCGGCGTTTTCACTAACATTTGTATCTATATCCATATGAATATTGTATGTATATTATATGTATATCCATATTAATACATACACTTTATATCGTTTTTCTTTTTTAACTATATACACTTTTTATATAAACTTTGTAAAAATGTTGAATATATAGTTAAAGTTGTACATATATTTAAAGTTGTATATTTGTATATTTCTATTGTTTGTCAACCTTTCTACGGATTGTTTCTTTGACTTCTTGTTCTCTATTATCTAAAATAAACTTGGTCAACTCTGTTGCCTCCTCCGAATCTTCCTTGAAATATTTTTGTAACGTAGTCATCAACATCTTTCCGTTAATAGCTTTCTTCACAACCGATTTCTTATACACAAGTGCACCACCATTAATATCAAAACAATCTATTTGGTTAGACTTCATTACATTGACCAAACCTTCTGTAAGCGTCTTTTTCTTATTGTTTCTTTCTTTAATTTCCTGTTTGAGTTTATTCACTTCGTTGTCTATTTTAATCCACTCCTTTATTCTTGCTACAAGTTGATCTTTTGTTTCTTTTGTAGCGGCAGAGTTGGAATGTTGGTTTGTTGTGTTATGACTATTCTCCATGGTTTCGTGATACTATATATATTTATGTATGATATAATATGATATAATATGAATATATTTAATTATGTTTCATTTATTATTATACAAGTCCACAAAAGCATTTCATTCCACAACAGTATTTTCATTCCACAACAGTATTTTCATTCCACAACAGTATTTTCATTCCACAACAGTTTTTTTCAAATAGTCTCTATAATGTCTTTTACACATAAAGTCAAGATAAACAGGACGGCTACACATCTCCCCCTTTCTCTTACCCTTTTTCATTACTTCTATACAGTCATAGTTCATTAAACTAACTAGTGATACACCATTCAATATTTTTGCGTATTCGCCCTGTTTTTCCCAATCCTCTGGTGTCTTTTCCGAGTCCTTCTTTTTTATTGAAATATATGCAGTCTGTATTTTCTTCAACTCAGAAGGAGAATACTTCTTATCTTCTTCTAAAACAACTCCCTCTTTGAAAACAGTCCCTTCTTTATTGTCTTTATCCACTATAACATTCTCACTTTTAATAAGACTACTCACATTGATAAAATCACTCTTATTACTTTCATTCTCTTTACTTTTAACAGATATAGCACTAATAGCACTACTGTCATTTTTCAAACTATTCTTCATATTTTTCATATGATATGAACAGTACTTTTTCAATACATTTTTGCGACATATTTTTTGTTCTGTCTTTTCTTTATTTGTATAGAGTTTGACATATGTTTTTTCATGACAATAACTACTACCACATCTTAGACTAGGACAATTTGTAAAACTATCTGGCATGTTTTTATTATAATAAGGGTTCTCATAAATAAACTCACATCGATAATACTTATCAAACTCTGGGACACCACTGGTCGCTACATCATAGTCTAAACATTGGAATTCGGGGTTTATATGAACCTGATGTAAATACACAAAGTCTTCTATCTTATAATATGGCAAAAGTCTTTTAACTACTACTCTACAGTAAGGACATCTTAAAGAGTATTTCATACTGTCTGTCTTCAAATAAGAGTAACTCGAACCACTTAACCTGACACTCAATAAAACAAAACTCACTGCATCTCTTACTAATGGTATATAGTTAAACTTGTGACCACAAGGCATAGTAATAATAGGTTCTACAAGCGGTTCGTTACTAATAAGACAACGAAAGTTTTGTTTCTTTTCATAGTCTTCGTCGTTCACTACAGTGTTTTCTTCATTCTCTTCCTTGTTTAGTTCATTAAAAAAGTCAAAGTTGTCTATTCCATTCACTTTATACTGATTCTTATAAGTATATACTACATTCTCCGTTGTTAAATCAATAATGTTACTCAAATTATGTGTACCTATATTATTTGTTGCCATATATTATTTTTTTTAGTAATTTGTTTAATATAGTAAACTCAAAGTATACTTTTAAATAGAAATACAAAAATATATTATATTACGAACATATCTTTATATTTTTATATTTAGAATAGATATA